GCCGACCATCGTGGCGCCGGTAGCGACCGAGCCGCCGAGCGGAGTGATCGCGTAGGTGTAGGTGTTGGAGCCGAAGGCCATCGGCTTCACGCCGATCGGGAGGCCGGCCAGCGACTCGGTGTCACCGAAGGACACGTCGTCGGCACGGTAGATCTCGGCCTTCGGGGCGTAGAACGCGAAGTGGTTCTCGCCGTCCACGAACACCGCGAGGAACGCGGCAGTCGTCGGGGTGGGCTCGGTCGGAACGCCGACAGTGCCGTTCGGCAGGACCGGGGCGTTGGAGCCGTAGTACAGCTTCAGGCCGGGGACGTCGAACTGCTGGAGGGTGAAGGTCATCGTCTCGGTCCGCGCGCTGTACTTGGTGCGCAGGCTCTTGTTCTGGAGCGTGCCGATGGTGGTGGCCTCGCCGCCCTCGGAGGAGATCGAGAGGATGTCCTCCAGCGAGGTGTGACCCACGGTCGACCAAGGGGAGGTCGGGACGAGCAGGTCTTCGGGGAGGTCGGTTCCGACCGGCGCCGTCAGGTAGTTGCCGGAGCCGATGACGAGGGTGGCGTTGTCGTTCAGTGCCACGAAGGAGTCTCCTTACTCGCGCGAGTGCGCAACTTGCACACCCGGTCAGGGGGTTGGGTTGGGGTACGGGCGGTTGCGCGGCTTGCGGATCTCGATGTCGTAGGTCGCCTCGTAGCGCCAGACACCAGTGGGAAGGTCCGCGTACTGGACCGGGCCGGTCGACGTCGCCCAGTCGGTGACCCGACGAGGGGCGGACGCGAGGTCGACCCGAGTGATGTGGCCGCGCGAGGGCACGACCTTCTGTGAGAGCCAGGCGTCGCGGATGACCACGCGTACGGCCTCGGAGAGGATCGCTGCGTCTTCGTCGCCGTCGGGGTCTTGGCAGAAGACGTGCACCGCGACGCGGGCCGCGTCGAGGAATCGAGTGTCGCCCTGCCAGTTCCCGAAGGATGGGTCTCGGCGAACGAGTACGAGGGGGAACGTCTGGTCCTTGGCGATCAGGGACTTGACCTGGATGCCAGGCAGTCCGTCGCGCAGGATCGCGAGCATCAGGTCTTCGACGGGGGAGAGCTCGGCGAGTGCCTTGATCTCCGGGGGAAGTCCAGCCATCAGCCTCTACCACCCCCGCGCTTCTTGGCCTTCTTGGCCTTCTTGCGCCGGATGATCCGGACCTTCTTGCGCTTGACCTTGACCGGAGAGCCCGACTTCTTCGGCAGGTGGGATGCCTGCTCCAGGATGTGCAGGCCCTCCATCGCGCCGACCGTGTACTCGGTGACGTAGTGGCCTTGTTGGTCCACGACCTCCACGTCGTAGGCGGAGCGGCCGAACTCGATCGAGAGGGCGGAGTTGGCGTTGTCCTTCTTGTTCGTGCCGTTGGCGTCGGCCAGGACCACGTACGCGTCGATGTCGCCCTTGACGATCTCGATCTGCGCGACGCCCTCGGCGCGATGCTGGAGCAGAAGCTCCTCAGCGCGGACGCCGATCTCGAATGCGCGGGCGTCGACCTCCGCCTGGACTCCGTCGACCATGGCGATGATCTCGCCGATCTTCTTGCCGTCCAGGCCCTTGTAGATGTAGGCCATCAGCTCGGCCTCTCGCGCACGTCGATCGACCAGTGCCGAGTTCTGCGCTCGCCGTGGTGGTAGGCGGGCGGGGTCACGATGTCCCAGACCTTGCCCAGCATCTCGACCCGCGACCAGAGTTCGACGCCTTCGAGGTTGGCGTTCACGATCATGCGGGTGATGTTGATCTGCTGCTGACCGGGAACCTCGGCTCGGGCCGAACGCTGGGGGATCAGCGCGCACCGGACGTGATGTGGGCCGTCCGCGTCGGCGACCAGGATCTCGTATGCCGGCTTGTGGTTGTAATAGAGAAACTTCCAGATCGTCGCCTGGACGCCGCGCCTGCGTTGCATCGAGCTCACCAGGGCTCACCGTCCGGACGGAACATCGGGAACGGCTTCCCGTCGATGTCGACCGGGACGAGGCCGGCACTCACGGGCCGGTACGTCGAGTTCCAGGCCGAGACCTGAGCAGAGACCAGGCCGGGCTTGCGGCCACCGATCTCCGCGAGGAGCTTCTGCTCGTCAGCGGAGAAGTAGACCGTGCCCGCGTTCTCTCCCTGGCTGTCGTTCCAGCCCAGGGTCTCGTCTCCCGCGCGGGACTGGGTGTAGCCCGAGGGGTTGTCCATGAACCGCTTGCACGCCTTCAGGACCAGAGTCCGTACGAGGCGAGGGGCAGAGGCTGCGTCCGGCCAGTCACGGCCTACGTAGTAGACCGCGAGGTCGGAGGCGTCCTCCAGGGCTGAGGAAGCGATGCGCTCCTCGTCAGCGTCGAGCGTCCAGTCGAGGCGAGCCTTCAGCTCATCGAGTGTGGCGAAGTTCGCCATGATGGTTCTCCTTCACTCACGGGGAGGGGCGGGATGCGCAACTTGCACACCCCGCCCACTCACTCAGCCGGTTGATCAGGCGACAGGAGCGCCGACACCGGTGATCGCGGCCAGCTCCTGCTGGGCGGCGTTCGGGCCGTCCGAGTCCGGCAGCACGTCCGCGGTCGCGTCAAGGTCGAGCTTGATCGCGCGCACGAAGTGCTCGTGCTCGGAGACGTACGCCTGGCCGGTGCCCTCGTTGATGCCGATGAGCTGGTCCTTGACGGAGCGGAAGCCCTTGTACGTGTTGACCACGGAACGGTCGGTCAGGTACTGGGCGTCGTAGTCCTGAATCCAGCGCAGGGCCACACCGTTGTAGGACGCGGTGCCACCGGTCACCGACTGCGGGACGCTCGGGGCGCCGGTCGCGAAGATGAACGCGCTGCGGTGCAGGGCGAACGCCGCGTCAGCCGGGACCTCCAGCGAGACGATGATGTCGAAGCCGAAGCGCCGACCGATGCTCGCCTCACGGAGGGCGGAAACCGCCTCCGCCTCACCGACGTTACCGGCGAGGTTCAGCTTCTCGTCCGACAGAAGCGCGGACTCCCAGCCGGAACCGACGACCAGGACGCGACCCTCCTGCGGAACCATGAAGCGGTTCAGCACCTCACGGGCGCGGATCAGGGTCTTGCGCAGGTCACGGCCGGACAGGGCGCCGGCCAGCGTGACGGCGTAGTCCTCGCCGAGCAGGGTGTCGACAGCGCCGCGCTCCAGGCCGCGACCGATCGCCTCGGTCTGCTTGGCCATGAGCTTGGCCCAGCCGTCCAGGTCGAAGTCGCGCTGCTCGTCGGTCAGCTTGACGGCCGAGTAGATGTTGCCGCCGAAGGAGACCGCGACGGTCTTCTCGGCGTACTGGTCGAACTGGATGCCGGCTCGGGTTCCGGGCGTGCTCGACGCGGCGGAACCAGAACGCCACTCGTAGGTCCGGAAGGGCAGGACGCCCTCGACCTTGACGTTGATGGTGTCGTTCTCGGCGCCCTTGTACTGGTCGATGCCCTCGCGCTGGAAGAGCGCCGGGACGACGAGGGACTGCTCCAGAGCGACCGCCGCAGTTGCGGCGATCTTCTCCGGCTTGACGAGCGGGCCGTGCTCAACGGTAGCCACTGGTTGTTACTCCATTCGGTAGGGGGAGAGAAGGCTCGACGTGCGCCACTTGCACACGGGCCAGAAGGGTTGGTCAGTAACGCTTGCGGCGCGCTGCCTGCGCTGCCTTGACCGGGTCGAAGTCCTCGTTGTTGTCCTCGGGGTTGAGGCCACCGGCGAGGGATTCGGGCTGCGAGGGAGCGACGAGCTTCTGGAGCTCCTTGGCGTCAGCCTTCAGCTCTTCCGGCGTGGTGCCGGTCAGCCGCTTGGCCAGCGTCTCGGGGAGGTCGAACTCCGCCGCCACATCGCGGAGCAGGATCTGCCGCTCCAGCGCCTCGATCTGCCCCTTCAGTTCTGTGGTCGCGGACTCGAACTCCTCGACGGTCTTGGCCGAGCTGAGCTTGGCCTCCGTCTCACGGAGCTTGGTCCGGTAGTTCGCAGCCTCCGCGTTCGCGTCGGTCAGCTTCTTCCGCAGGACGTCCGCAGGAACTTCGTCCTGCTGGGGCTTCTCCTCGGTCGACTCCGTCTCATCGCCCTTGGGGGTCTCGCCCTCCGGGGGCGTCTCGACGGTCTCTTCCGCGGTGGTCTCGGTGCTGGTCTCGGTGGTTTCCTGCTCGGGCACGCTCACGCCTCCTGGACGCTCGTAGTTGACTGCCGAGCCTCCTGGGCTGCGGCCTGTTGTTCGCGCCGGATGAACCGGCGCCAGGCGGACACAGCCGCCTTGCCGGACAGGCCGCGTGTGACCTTGGGCCACAGCTCCTCGTACCGGCGATTCAGCTCGTAGGAAGCCGAGCCGTTGTACTGCTCCCGCGTGAACACAGGCTCCGCGTAGCAGTGGCAGTTGTCGTGGTACTTGTCGCCGTCCGCGAACTCAGCCGAGCTGCGGGAGCGGTAGACAGGACCGCGAGAGATGAGCATCGCGCACCACCCGCAAGGGGTTCCGGTGCGCGAGAGTCTGATGTAGCCGATGGCTCGCTTGTCGCGCTGCATGTGGTTCCACACCGTCGAGCGTCCGCCGTTCATGGCGATGCGCTCTGCGGCTGCGGCCTGCTGTGCGCCGGCCTGCCTGCGGGCTTCCTCGCGAAGCTCGTCGACCTCGTCAGCGCTCCTGGCGCCGTCGATCTTGTCGACCTTCTTCTGGAGGTTGTTGGGCCCGAGGGCTTCCAGCACAGTGCGGAGCTCCTGCTCCGCCTCGCGCTCGATCCTCTCCTCCGACTCGCGAAGGCCCTCGATCTCCTCGACCAGGATGCGGTCGAGTTCCGCCTCATGCTCGGCGTCGGGATCAGTGAGAGCCGCCTCGTCAGCTTCCCCAGCTTGGCCGGTCGCGGCCGACGAGGCGGAGTCCTGGGACTCGGAAGGGGAGGCGTCTGAACGCCCCTCCTGGGGGCGCTTGGCGCCGTTCACCAAGTCGTTGAACTCCTCGCGCAGGGTCGTGACAGTCACGTACCTGGGCTCGGGGTGGTAAGGATCAGCCACCGTGCTCCCCGTCCGCAGTGCGCGAACGAGGCGGTAGTAAGCGCGGGCAAGGTCCCGCGACTGGCGCCTGCGCCCCATCACCAACGTGATGGCCCGCCTCAACCAAGAGGCCGCGGTGGACGCCCTGGCGGTAGCCGGGACGTCCTCCCACAACGCAAGCGCCTCCTGGACGGAGCCTGCCCCGATCTGGGTCAGCGCCGTCTGGAACGCGATGGCAGCGCGATCAGCCTCAGCCTGTCGGGCTGGGCTGGTCACGCGGCGACCACCTCACTGTCGGGCGAGGCGGTGATGCCCGTGTCGGGCGTCGCTCGGGTGAGGGCTGAAGCGAGCTGGCCAACGGAGTCGTCCTCCTCGGCCATCTGCTCCCAGTCCTCGTACTCGGTCTGGGTCACGCCGGGCACTCGCTTCCACAGGCCACGCTTCGGGATGCCGAGCTGGTCGGCCAGCTTGCCGAGAGCGTCAGCGGCCTGAGCCAGCGAACGCGACTCCATGTCACGCCACTGGACCTCGCCAGCGAAGTCGTCCTGCGCGGCGGTGTCGCCTTCCATCTCGGCGGCCAGGCGGAAGACACGCTCCCAGGCTTCTCCGAAGATGGACTGGAACTCGGTGATCTTCCGCGACAGCGCGGTCTCGGCGGCGAGCAGGGCCTCGGCGGACAGGTTGGCGATCTGCCCGAGCAGGTGGTGCGGCGGGGTCTGAGAGATCGCGGCCAGGTGCCGGATGCTCATGTCCACCGAATCGATCAGCGAACCGACCGGACCCGCAGGCAGGGAACCGAATTTGACGTCGGGGTCTTCCGCGAAGAGGAAGCGCCGGGCGTTGTGGTTGATGTTCGCCGGGATCGGGTTGCCAGCCGCGTCGAGCTTGGGCCGGCTGTCTACAGCCTGCGCCGGATCGAGGGTGACCCGACCGTTCTCGTCCACCATCTCCATCTGGAGAGGCGGGGCCATGCCGGTCACGTACCGCACCTCGTGCGAGGTGTAGGTCTGCGCGACGAGCAGGTCGAAGATGGTCTGGTTGATGCGGTTCTGGAGCGGGATCATCGGCTCGACGACGCCGACCGTGCGGCCTTCGAGGTCGACCGAAGCGGCGAAGCGGGTGACCGGGCACTCGTTCGCACCGTGGCGCTTACCGGTGCCGACTCGGATGGAGTCGGGGTCGGTGTACGACTTGAACTGGACCGCGTACTCGTTGCGTCCGTCGAAGAGCCGGGCCTTGCCCGGCGTCTCGCCTCGCGGCTTGGAGACGACGGTGATCGCGGCGTACGGAGTCTCGTCGTTCGCGGGGTCCTCGAACAGGGCGGCCGTCCGCTTGGCGGACAGGCCCTTCGACATCACGCCCCGCTTGGTCTTCTCCGTCAGGACGAAGGAGTGACCGTAGCCGAGGGCGCCCCGGTAGACCGCGGCCTGGCGGGCGTCCATGCGAGAACGCTGCCAGTGGGTCCACTGCGTGGACGTGGAGGATGAGGCGGTCGGGAGGCCCGAGGTCGTCGTGCTCGGCCGGTAGCCGTCCACGTACAGCGCCTGGGCCGGCGTCCCGATCAGCAGGGGCAGCCAGTTGGAGACCGCCCGCTTGGCAAGCAGCTTGTACTCGTCGTCCGCCTGGGGCGGCATGTACGGGTCGTCGTGCCGGCCCCGGATGAAGTTGTCGATCCGGTGAAGCCGGCCCTCGTCACGATCGAGGATGGCGAGGAGTTCCTTCGCCAGGGATGCTGGGCTGGTGTCGGCCATGCCTCACCACCTTTCGTCACACTTGCACAGGGTCAGATGAAGTAGCCACGGCCCGTACGTTTGCGGACCTTCTTGCCGCGCGTGCGCAGCTCGTAGAGCGCTTCGTGCGCCAGCATCAGAGCGGCGTAGGCGTCGATCTTGCGGGGGGAGTCCTTGGACTCCTTGCCGAAGGAGATGCCGTAGTTGTTCGTCCGGCGCCTCGCGTTGAGGACGTGGCGGCGGAGAGTGAGGTCTCCGTCGTGGGCGAGCTTGGCGTCGAAGATGGACCGCATCAGGCGCTCGTGCGCCAGCGTCACCGTCTTCTGCGAACCACGCATGTCCCAGCCGATCGCGTCCTTACCGGACGGCGACGAGACGGCCAGGCTCTCACCGTAGGTCTCCGACCAGTCGGCGATGTACGACTCCCACAGGGCGACGTCCGCGAAGAACGCCTTCACGTCGAAGAGGCGGAACGCCTCATGCACCTCGGAGTCGACCTCCGAGCGAGGCACTGTCCAGTCCTCGCCCTGCGGGCCGTCCGGCTTCTCCCAGACACCGAGCACGAAGGCGCACATGTCCCGAACGCGCAGCGCGATCAGCGCTGTTGCGTCCGAGCTCTTGCCGCCGTCGAAACCGAGGACGATCTCGTCGTTCGGCTTCAGCGTCTTGTTCTCGTCGACCAGGCCATCCCACTCGGCCGGCCCGTAGATCGCATCCTCTTCGGCCACGATCTGGTTGAGCCACATACGCCGAGAGCGAGACGGAGCGATCGTCGCGTCCATCACGGACTGGATGATCGAGTCGACGTTCAGCCAGACAGCGTCACCCCGGATCGTCGGGATGACGATGCGCAGGGCCTCGGCCGTGAGCGGAGTCTTGGGGTGAGCCTCGATCGAGTCGTACATGAACCCGATGTCGACCATGCGACCTTCGAGGATCTTGTTGAACGACTCGCGCATCCGCTCGGCGACAGAGTCTTCACCGGGCAGGTAAGCGTTCGTGATCGCCAGGTAACGGCTGTCCTGCTTGGTCGCGTTACCGTCGATCGTCTCGTACATCTTGTGGCCGTTGTTCCCGCTCACCCAGTGATGGGTCTCGTTGAGCAGGGTGAAGGTCGTTCGCTTACCTTCGAGCGCACGGTACGAGGAAGTCACTGCTTCAAGACGAGCCTTGCCGCCGTTGGCCCGGATGAGAACCGCGCCGTCCTTGACGCCGTACTTCGCCTTGAAGTGATCCGTCATGAGGGACGGGATCAGGGCCATCGTGTTCGTCGTCTGCGACTGGTTGACGGCCGTCACCTGCACCCACGCACGCGGGTGAGGAATGCCTACCGGCTCGCCGGCCTCATCCCAGTGAGAGAAGCGCGACGGCCCAACGAGCTCGACCATGCAGAGCACCGCGAGGAGCGGGTCCTTGCCGGTAAGCCCCAACCCTTCATGCGCTGGAGGACGCCCTTGCGGTTGATGAACCGCCCGTTGTCGTCAACGGCGTACCAGTGCAGGACGAAGCGAAGCTGCTCCCTGGTGAACTTCCAGGGGCCGCCGTCTTCGGCTTGCAGGTACTCGGCGCACCACCCGACGATCTGCCAGCCGAGCGTGCGCTTCGGGAGAAGCCATGCGCCCATGCTGCCGCGCTGCCAGGTGGGGCCGATGAACGTGGGCTCCAGTTGCTCGATCTCTTCGAGCGTGAGGGTTGGGATGGGACTCACCTCCTCTCAGTGGGCGAGAGTGCGAGCCCTACTCGGCGAGGCCGAGCTCCTTCTTGTAGTCCGCGATGGCGAGGACGGAGGCCGGAGTGGTCTCCTCCTCGGGCTCTTGCAGTTCGATGCGCACACGGCGCCGGTCACCTTCGGTCACCAGGAGGTTGCCGAGGGCGGAGTACAGGGTCTGAGCCATCTGCGCGGAACGCTTGCCCGACTTCTTGTAGTGGGACAGGTCATCGCACAGGGCGTACGCCAGAGCCCAGTCGCTGTTCTGGTAGAAGTCCGACTGACCGGACGTCTTCAGCGAGTTGTAGAGCTTCGTGGCGATGGGGTGCCAGTCGGGGTCAGGTCGGGGGACCGTGACCTTCCGCATCTGGCCCTTCTTGGTCTCTTGCTCCTCAGTGCCCTTACGCGACCGGGGGCGCGCGAGGTCTGATTCACGATTCGGTACGGGGCCGCGGACGCCCACCGGTCACCTCCCTTCATCGCAGGACGCTGAGTGCGTCCTTCAGTGAATCTCCGAGGAGTGCGCCGGTGAAGCGGCTGATCTCCTCGCCGTACCGCTTGATGACGACGGTCGGTGTACTCGACACGTCGTGGGAGCCGGCCTTCTCCAGGCCGTCAGGGGTGCTGATGTCGACCACCTCCGCCTCGACCCCGAGCTCAGCCAGCTCGCTCTTCAGGAGCGGGCCGAACGAGCGACAGGGCCGACAGTGCGGAGAGGTGAAGTAGAGGACGTTCAGAACACGCCCCCCGTCAGGAAGTGCACGGAGAGCCAGGCCATGAACGCGAGCAGGCCGAAGCGGCGCAGGCGAACCCAGCCGGTCGGCTTGTTGTCGAGCTTGGAGGTGGCGAACCACTTCCACACATGCTCGGAGAGGGTGTCGCCCTTGGTCTTGTTGGTGAGGGCCTTGCCCTCGATCGCGACGAAGGCCGCGAGCCAGGCGATCCAGGCCCAGGACCACCCGGTCATTGGGGGTACCTCCTTACATGGGCGGGCTGTACTGCCCCAGCGTCGTGCGGTCGACGGTCACGGTCTCGAACGTGGCCCGCATGTAGTAGCTGTAGTTCGGGCCGGCGACCTCCAGGACGGCATCACGAAGCGCCTCGTAGGCGGCCGTGAACTTCGCGTCCAGTTCGGGGGTCTGCTCCACGGTGACCGGGAAGTCGTACTTGCCGTAGTCGCCGAGGTTGATGCTGTAGTTGCCTGCCAAGGTGTTGCGTTCTCCTTCGTTCCTCGATCGGCCGTCGTGCGGCCGGAAGTCTCGGGCCCCTGGGGTAGCAGCCAGGGGCCGGCGCCTCGCCCGAGGAGAGGAGGGCTCGGGGGCGCTCACGCTCGACAGGCTGGGGAGGGAGCCTGGAGCGCGGTCTTACAGGAGGCCGGGGTGCTGCTCGGTGCGTCGGAACTTCTTCTCGATCGCACGTCGCTTGGCGCGTTGCGCCGCAGCACCCTCAGCTCCACTCTTCTTCCGGTGATGCCACGCGCACAGGGAGCGTAGGTTCCCCATGCTGTGGTCATCGCCCGGCTTGATGTGGTCCACGTCGGTTGCAACCTCGACGCAGCGTGCACCCGCTTCATCCAGCGCGGTACACCGACCTGCGTCTCGGCGCAGAACCCGGAGCCGAATCTTGGACCAGTCAGCCGGAAGGCGCGAGCGCCTGTCCGACCCTTTCCAGTTCGGCAACGTGATCACCCCCGACGTGGAACGGTGAGCCCTCGGTGACGTCCTACCTGAAGAGGTAGCTGTCCGAAGCTGTCAACCCGAGGGAGTCTTGACGGTAAGTAGTAAGTAGCTCTGGTAAGCGAGGCCCGACAGGGCCTCCAGCCTGCTACTTCGTCTTTCGTACTTACCCTTCTACTTACAAGGATGCAGACGGGTACCCCCTTGTCAGGGCGCTTTCGATGTAACGACGGTCACACTTACACAGTGAGTCTTCGAGGCTGGGCCGCCTGGCGGCGGCCACCAGGAAGTGAGGCGACGGCGAGGTAGTAGCCAGGGGCGAAGCGGCAAGGGCGCCCTACCGGGCGCCACAGAGCAGAGCTGCTTACGCTCTGGGGGCGCTGTCGCGCCCCGGTAATCCAGTGCTGGCTGTCAGTCTTAGGGCGTACACTTGCACACATGGACAACGACACTGACCTCCGCTTCGCCCTCCAGATCTCCGGCACCGAGCTGGCCGAGACGCCCCCGCCCTCCGACTCCCCGCTTGGCCGGCTGCGTCTCTTCGCCGCTGCCAATCCCGGTGTGGCTCTGACCCGCGGGCACGTCCGCCAGGCCCTGGCCGGCACTCTCGGCCTCCGCTCAGATCGACCCTGAAACCGTGGCGCGATCTTGGCCGGTAAGACTGGGCGGTCGCCGAATCCACCCACCGGGGGTCACCCCCCAGGGGTACCCGTCACCCGAGCGTGTGCTACCTTCGCGCGTCGCGCCCGCACGCTGCCCGCTCGCGGCTTCCCTCCAAGCAACCGGAGGAACGGGCCAGCACGCCCCGGAAAGGCCCGGAGAACGGCGCTCAGCGCGCCCGGAAACATGCTCTGACCTGCACGGCTTGACATCAGCGTGCAAGTGGCGCAAAGTTCTGTCTGTCGCCACGACGGGACGCACCGCAGGCCGCAAGGCAGGCGGGACGGACCAGACAGCGACACTTGCACAACCGAGCGAGAGCCTGTAAGGTCGAGCTCAGCAAGGCAGCA